TTTGCCACATCCACCTTGCCGGCCATCTCCACCATCTTCTTCACTCTCGCGATAATGGTCTCGTCCTTGAATTCGGCATAGTTGTGTACGCCCGTTAATGCTTTGTGTGATGCCATGTTATTCCACCTCCTTTTCGTCCAAATAGATAGTTACATGATTTTCGTCATAGTAGCCGTCTTGCCACGCCTCGAACTCGCCTTCCTTTTCGGTCGCCTCCTCCCAGGCCTCTTCGATGCCGTCCTTCCATGCCTGGACACGCTCATTCCAGCGCTCCATTGCCTCTTTGCGTTCAGCATATACTCGCACGTCAATGTCGTGCATTCCTTCCACCGCAGACTCCTCGGTCACGGTAAATACTTTCTGTCCTCTCATGGTTATACTCCTATGTTAATGTTGATTGCTTTCACTTCCATCCATTCGATGTTGTCAATGTTGTACCCTTTCTCTTCGGTCAGGTACCACTCGATGTGCTCGCCTTTCGGCACCTCGAAGATGTCAACGCATCCAGAGCTGTAGTCTAATACTGCGACTTTCATAATCAGTCAATGTCTATTCCGATAAACTTTTCGCGGTTGATAAGCATGTAGTAGTATCCGTTACCGCAGTTCAGATACTCCATGTTGAGGCCGGCGCAGATGTCGCCGTTTACATTGTTTACCCAGACGCTCATGTCGTAGCCACGCCAGCGCATCCTGGGGCTATGGAATTCGCGTCCCTCATTGAACGCCTCCCAGAACGCTTTCATCGTGTACGGGAACTCTTCCTCCAGGGCCTTCACCGTAATGCATTTCCCGTCGATGCTCGTTCCGGTTGTGAGCCCGTTCTGATATGGCCCCTTCTCTGGATCCGCAGTCAGACACTTCCCGATGAAGCTGTTCGCAAAGTCCGCTTTCTTGGCTTCCTTTATGAACTTAAGCGTCGGGTTCTTCTGCTCGGTCGGAGCAAACACCTGCATCACCCAGTTCCACTGCAGTTTATATCCTCGCGTCCGGCTACGAGGACTCAAGACCATCACCGAACTCCGTCCGTTGCAGATGGTTGCGTTCCTCGTCCCATAGAATGGGTCGTGAATCAACGCCAGCAGTTTGCCGTAAGTGTTCTCCAGCAGGTACGCCTGCGCCTGCTCAATCGTCATTGTCTGTGCCATAATCATTCCTCCCAGATAATTCCTTCGTCGCCCTCGATCAGGTCATCAATGTCCCAATCTTCGGTGTTAACCTCGTTGTCCCAGCTCCAGTCGTCGATCGCACCGTAAATCTCGTCGAACAAAATCCCGTCGGCCATCCGCAAAGGGCAGCGCATCCGGTCCATCCGCTTAAGCGCCAACTGCAGGCGCTCCTCGAAGTCCTCAATGTTGTTCCGCACATAGGCGGCGATTTCTTTCGTTCTCATGATTACTTGTAAATCGTGAAGTCGCTACTCGGTCTGACTGTCTTTGTGTACCGGCACGAAGACCAACTCGGAATCCGGTATCCCCAATTCACGTGCTTGTAGCTCGAGTCTCCCTCAAACCCGCGCAGCATCCGATTCGCCTCGTCCCAATTCGGGCACTCGGCCACCTGCTTGTGAATCTTACCTTCGGCGTGCCCCCATCCGCTCAGGAACTTATCGGTCGCCCATACATAAATCGTCTTTTCCATAACTATTTCATATATTTGTTGAACTCTTCCTTGTCAAACTTGTCCAAGACTTGTACTTGAACGACCCACGCAATACACCCGTAGTTATCGGTGCTCTTGTGGGTCCCGTTGTAGTAGTCCCTTGCCCGTTCAGCATCCTCTATGGTTGAGTAAGTCGGGCCGGCATAAGTTACAGACTCGTCGTCTCTGCATCCGTGGTAATAGACCGACTCCTCGATCATAACTCTATAAACTCTCATTTCGTTTCTCCTTTTACTCGGTTATACAATTCCTCCGGGACGAAACCAATTGTCACCTCGTTATCCCAGGCCAAAATGAGGTCATCCTCAAACTCGTCGGTCATCCATTTTTGGAGCTCAGGCCATTCAACTCTTACATACTCCATAATTGTATCGTTATTATTATGTTTTCTTCGGTTTGATTCGGCCATTTACCATATAGGCACGACCGGCAATAAGCAACGCTGCCCGGCTCGTCTTGATAAACAATCTGGTCGTAACCATCCTTCAGAGCTGTTTTCTTCGCGTTCGCTATAGCATAATGTCCTTTATACTGTTTGTACAGCGGACCAGCCTTCTCTATTACTCTCCATTCCATAGCTCACTATTCATCGTTAATGTTTCCAATTCTTTCGACTTCCTCATCGAAATTACCTCCGCCCGTGTACACCACGTTGCCGGAGTGAACATAGAACCGCTCTCCCATCTTTCCCGGGATCGCGCTGCCCTTCACATAGAATCCGCTGACCTGCCCAGGATACCTGAACTTGTCGCCCTGCTTTAATGCTCCGAGTTTCATAGCTATCTCATTTTGTTAGTCCATGTAATCCGCCCAGACCTTCTGACCGTCCCACTTGCTGAGGTACCGGTGGTCGTATCGTCCGCCGGTCTTCCAATGGCCTTCCCAGTTCGTGCAAGGCTTCGCGTAAACCTCCTTGTACTCGTCAAACCTCGGACGGTGAGGAAAAACCGGTTCCTCATATCCTTGCTGGCCCGTGCAGGTCTTCTCCAACTCGTACATCTTCACTCCCTTCGCGGTCACTTTCACAACCATGTAAAAACAAGGGATAACCATGCTGTATCCCCATGTACCGGCGAGAATGTCGCCAACCTTGACCTTGTCTTTCATTTCACTTTTCGTTTATTAGTTGCCGGAGCCGTCCGAGTCGCCCCGCTCACTCATAGGACTCGCGCACCTTAACGCACCCGAATGCCTCAATCAAGTCAGGCAGCGCATCCGCTACCTCTTCAGCAGTCAAGGACTCGCCGATGGCTTCGTACCACTCGCCGTCCTGCTCGTACATCACCTGGAACCTCATTGCTCGTCCCCCTTGTCCATCGTCAACGCGCTCCAGAACATCCAGCCCCAGAGCGCAAGTCCAATCCACAACATCACTCGCCCTCCTTCATGTCATGCTCGGCCAGTTCCTTCGCGGAAATCGCTTCGCTCGCCTCGTCCTCGCTCAACTCCACCTCGAAACCGTTCCGGGCCATACGGATCACCTCGACAGCGGTCACCGTGCTGCTCACCGCCGTCACCATTAGCGCAGCCAAAGCCGCTACCTGCATCTTCCTCGCCTTGTTCATCGCTTACTCCTCCCACTTGATTAGGTCAGTCTTTACGAGAATCTGCCACTCGTCTCCAGAGTCGTTGAGCTGTTCGAAAGTACCGTCAGATGCGGCCTCAATTAAGGTTAGGTCGCAAGCCCCTTTCTTCGCTCGGAAAATCGTGTAATTCTTGCTCACCTGAGAAATACGGACGTTCTCGCCCATCTCCAAAATGTAGTCTGTGTTGATGTTCGCTTTCATCGCTCAATTTGTTCGGTCGCCCACTCACGCAGGCCCCCCGTCCCCGGCTCTAAAGAATATCGTAAATCATTGAATTGCCGATAACGGCATAATTCGCCCCCTGCAAATCCTTCTCCTCGAACATCATGTACCAGTCGTTGCTCATGCCGGTACGGTTCAGCTCAATCGTAATCTCCGGACAATTCAGAAAAATCCGGTACAGTTCTGCCCTGTAAATCTTCGGCGTGTTGCTCATTTCGTTCGGCCCTCCTTCGGCCGTTCATGTTAGTGACTTTGGACACTCAGCCCGCCCTGGGCTGGTAACATTAAAGCGGAAAGTATCGTTTCATCCCGATACTCCCCGCTCCCATCTGTTTTCGCTATTTTTACCCATCGTTCGGACTTACTGCCATCTTCGCGTCGCTCACCGCTCCGGCATACCTACACAATGTCGTTGGCACTATTTGGGATTTTCTCCTCCCGTTCGTGCGCCCTCCCCCGAGTACTTTGCAAGTCCTTTTTTCCTCCCGTTCGTTCGTGGTTCAGTCAGTCAAGCGCGGGCCGTTGCCGTTGCCATCGTTCCGTCGCCAGTCACTGCTGGGTATACTTATCCCCTTGCGTTTCCTGAGTCGGGCTGTCCGTTTTACCTATAACCCCATCAACGGACTAACAGGGCGGCTCTTATTTGCGCGTGGTTCGTTTTGTTCGTTCGGGCCGTTCGGGCCGTTCCGTCGAAATACAAACAAGTTGCAAAAAGTCCGATTTTGCACCCGTGCAAAGTTTCACCCGTGCACGGGTATTTGTTCGCTTATTCGTTTACATTGACGATATTTACAAGTTTTTCAACCCGTCCGGTTTTGTAGTCAATAAAATTGCATACGGCCGTTTTTACAACGTTGTAGGCGGTTGCCGTCCCTTTTAGGTTCTTAACCTTGTACCCGTCTTTCGTTTTGGTGCAAAGTTCACCCGTTGCGGTTTGATAAGGGTAACAATTGGAAACAACTGAAACCGCGGTCTTGTATGTACCTTTGCAAGCGTTTGCTGCGTTGCGGGAACTTGCACCCGTTGCGGTCAGTTGCTTGTAAGCACTTTCAAGCGATAGCGCAAAATCCGCTAAAGTTGTGCGGACGCTCTTTTTTTCCGCGGAACGGCTTGCAATGATTTCCTTTTTTGTGAGGTTCTCAATCCCGTTGTAAATAGTGTTCTTCATGACTTTTGTGTTTTTAAAGGTTTTTAAAATATGTTTGCTTTATCTTTCGTCCTTGTTTCTGTTGCAAAGTTACGGCAATTTTAGGCAATTTACGCCTAAATCGCGCAAAATTACACCACAAAACGCGCAAAGTTTATAACGCACTGACTATCAAGCATTTAGCATATATACGCGCGTGCGTACCTTATAAAAGCAAAAAAATCCAGTTCCGTATAAGTGTATTTTCTACACTTCTAAATGATCCCCAGCCGGGTTTGTTACACAAAAAATATTATGTTAAGTTGGGCGCGCGAGGTGTACTAGCTTGCTAATACACTAATACACCATTTTATAAGTGTATTTTTGACACTTGCAAAGAGTAATCGACCGTTTTTTGTTTGTAAGCAATTAAAATTCAGAAGGGTAGCCGGAGGTCCGGACGCGACCCGAGGACCGAGACCAGGGTGCGATTCTGAAATTTTTTTTATTTTTTTTCTGAGGCGTCGCCTGTAGCACGATTTTTGTAGGTCCGGTGCGCTCTTGATTTATGTAGCCAGATGTAGCGCAAAAACGAAATACTTACCATCTTTCACGGAAACTACATAGTGTATCTAATTCATTTATAATATGTTGTAATGTTATGTAGTTGTATGTAGTTAGGTATTAATTAAATAATGTATTAAAGTAAGTAGGGGTGTAGAAGAGTGGGCTATATGAGGGACTTCCTGGAAAATCGACTACATTTTCTACATAAAACTACATAAAATGGGTCTACCGGCTTGATTTTCAGCGGGATGTAGTTATGTAGTTGCTTATGTAGTTTCTACATGAAAACTACATTTTCACCTCGGGAAGAGCCTTTTTGGCGGATTTTTTTGGATTTTAAGCGGAAAGTGTCTATTTTTGCCGACAAACTTGAATGGATAAAAAATGAGCAAGCAAGTAATTGTCCGCGTAGATGGCGGAGGTGTTTATCAGAACCTGGACGAGGCCGCGCTCGATCTCGGTGGTACGGCAAGCAATGTGTCCAGGGCGATCAGTGAATCAGGGAAGTATCACGGGGTGCAGCTGAGGTGGGTGTCCAGGGTCTATGCCGTCAAGGAGAAGGCGTCCGGGAGATGGCGTGTGTGCGTCTTGAACGGAAGGAATTCTCGCTATGTACCGGTGAGCCAGGTGGAGCCGGCGATCAGGAAGGAGAATGTTGAACAAGTGAAGGACCTGACAGCGGTATGGTATTTGTAAGAGGGTGGTGATTTGTATGAGTAGTGGAATTTTCAGTGGCCGGCGCGAGGTGCGCATGAAGAAGCTCTGGGGGCGTTATGCCATCGGGGATGACGGGAATGTGTACAGCGACGGGATGCCGTTGTCGGCTATCGGTGGTGTCGGTGTGAACCTGGGCGGGAAGCGCGTGAAGATTTGTTATTTGGTGGCCCGGGCGTTCGTGCCGAATGCGGAGTGCCGGCAGTATGTGCGGCACAAGAACGGAGATGTGACGGATAACCGGGCGGAGAACCTGGAGTGGAGTGACGAGAAGGAGGAGAAGCGCAGGGGTCGGAAGGCGTGTGTGTGCTGGTGTAGGGCCTGGAACCTGGACGGCGAGGTGGTAGGTACCTGGCGTACGGTGAGCGAAGCCGCCGAGGCGTGCGGTGTGAAGGCGGACGCGGTGAGGCGGGCGGTAAACGGTAGGCAGAAGATTGTAGGTGGACTTCTTTTTAGAAAGATATGAGAAAGGTTGTGTTATTGGTTGCCTGCATGTTGTGCATGGCTTCCTGCGCCGTGAAGGAGAGTAGCGACGCGAAAATGGTTAAAGTGATGATCAAGGTTGGCGGCGTCCATAGTGGAACGATGGGGACAAGGGCGACAGCATCTGATGTAGAGTCGGCGATTCATGAAGGTGCTCCGGACTTGACTGGCCTCCCGCTGGTGATTGCTGTTGGAAACAGCGTGAAGCAGTACGCGAAGGTCGGCGATGTGGTTACTTTGCTTGAGGGCGAATACCGGTTTTATTGTCAGTCAGAAGACGAGGAGGTGATGAAGCTTGGTGGCTACGGAGTATATGAGAGTCCGAGTTTCGTGTTCGACGCCCAGGTTGATGTCGCAGAGGGAATGACGGAGGTGATTATTCCAGCGTCTTACACCTGCTGGGCTCTGGCTTTGGATTATAGCGAGCTCGAGTCGGTGGTGCTTGACGGTAACGAGGAAGATGTGTCTAGCAAGGAAGGTATTGGCCTGCTTTATGTAAGCACAGAGGACAGGGGTAGCGCCTGGGATCTCCGCGTTATTCCGAGAAATTTAAGCAAGTACAAGGCTGTGGATTACAGGATAAGCGGCAATGAGGCCGGCAAGTGGTATTACTATGGTCCGAAAGGCCGAGTTGATGTCGGAGGGATGCTTCAGATCGGTCTTCCTGATTGGGAATACGGCGGAGGGTTTTGATGGGCAAGAGTGTTTGGAAGGACTGGATGGACGCGGTGTTGCTCGAGAGGTACGCGAACGAGGAGAACGCTGTGTTGGTGAAGGAGCTCGGTGTCGGTCTGAGGACACTGGAGAGGCATGCCGCGAAGCTTGGAGTGAGGAAGAGTCCTGAGTTCATGGAGCGAAGGCAGCGTCTCGCGAGCCGTGGTGCGGTGAGGTGGGTCGAATACATGAAGGTAACCGGCCAGAAGATCCGGAAGAGCCATGGCGGTCGTCGGTTCGAGAAGGGTCACCGGTTTGACGAGGAGACGGAGGCGAGAAGGGTGAAGGCGATCCGGGACAGGGCCTGGGATGAGCGCGTGAGGCTGATCCGTGGCTGGACCAGGAAGACTGGATGGAAGATGGTTGACTATGGTGTTTGCGGAGAAAAGAAAAAATAGTATCTTTGTCGCATGCAAGATTTGAGAAAGTTGAGCCGGAAGGAACTTGAGCGTGAGTTCGAGGCCCGCAAGGCTGCGTTGATTGAGGTCCGAGACGAGATTGACCGCCGCGATAGGAAGCCTGTCGCCAGTGTGGATTTCTGCGATTATGTTGGAGACGGAATAGAGAATGAAAAGTATTAGAGTAAAGAAGTTGGTCCCCGAGGCTGTCCTGCCGAAGAAGGCCCACGCGAGTGATGCCGGGTTTGACCTGGTTGCCGTCAGTGTTGAAGAAGACCGCAAGAGGGAGATCGTGACATACCACACCGGTATCGCCATGGAAATCCCGGATGGATATGTCGGGCTTGTCTTCCCCCGGAGCAGCGTTTACAAGCACCAGTTGGTCCTGTCTAACTGCGTCGGCGTGATCGACAGCGGCTATCGCGGTGAGATTCTGTTCAAGTACCGCGTTATGCAGCCCCATATCAGCAGATATTGCAGCGGAGACCGTATCGGCCAGATTGTGATTGTCCAGTTGCCGGAGTTTGAGATGGTTGAGGCGGAGGATTTGAGCGATAGCGATCGCGGCGAAGGCGGTTATGGAAGCACGGGTCGTTAATGGCACGGGATTTGCAAGCGAGTTCGAATGTTTTAAGGTTAAGTTTTAGTCATATGAGTAAGTTCAAGTGTGGCCAGCATGTCTGGCTTTTCAACAGCCTCTCGATGCGTATCGAGGAGGATGATGTGTACGGCGCGTTGTATGTGCCCGTTCCGGTCGAGGGTGTCCAGCAGGACTCCGGCAAGAGCATTGCCGAGAAGCTGGAGGCCGGCCAGATGAAGGTGCAGGAGCAGTATCAGCTGTGCGGTCATCAGGGGATCATCGACGCGGAGGTGCTGTTCGCTAGCCGCGAGGAGTGCGTCGCCTGGTATCGCGAGTGGTTCGCGCGTGGCGAGTAGCCGTGGAATTAGCGGTTAGTTTACGATGGAAACACCGGCGAGTAGAGGTAGGGGAGGGTCCGCGGAGCCTCAAAGTAAGTCCGGAGTCGGAGGTTCGAGTCCTCCACCGCTAACGACATTATCCAAAACCGCAAATGCCCGGTTAAGGAGCCGGGCGGAGTGAAAAACTCCTGTAGAATGGATAGTTGTTTTTACGTAACCAATGACCCTGGTTCGGCGGGAGTTGCGCCAGGGTCCAAGAAACCCGCAGTGATGCGCATAGGACTTCGGTCATATTAGTTTAGTGTTTATTAGTTTGCAAGGGCGGATTCGGAGGGATCCGGGTCCGTCCGCCATGAGCGCTCAGGGGTACGGCGCGAACAAGGAAATACAGACTGGTCAGACAGGGGGTACCCACCTTTCTTCGGAGAGGCCCTGTTTGTCCAGTCTTTTGTACTGAAAAAACCGCAAGTTTTGTGAAGTATGGTGATATCATAGACTATCTATGCTCGACGGCTGGGCCATCGCTCCAAGACGCCGGCTTGAGCGACGATAGGGTTAACAAGCGGACGGAGGCTCTCATGGCGATGGACTTCCGTAGGTACATTTGCGGCATCGACGGGGATGAGGGTAACGATTTCTTCAAGGTTGACGAGGACGGGATGCTGTATGTGTACAACGGTAGGTATTTTGAACTAATGCTGGAGGAAACCTTGCTTGAGCTGATCATCGTCGTAATGGAGAAGTGCAATGTCGGCATCGTATATCGGACCGGCTCGGCGAAGATCATCAAGGATTTCGTGATGAACCGTCTGAAGGGCGATGAGAGGTGCAAATTTGAGCCGGATAGGCGGTATATTTGCTTCACGAACGGTGTTTTGGACCTGAAGACGATGCGTTTGATGCCGTTTTCGGTGAAGTATAAGACGGATATCGTCCTGGATTTCGACTATGTGGCCGGCGCCAAATCGGCATTGTGGGACAAGGTTTTGGGCCAGACGGTTCCTGACGAGAGCATGAGGGAGACATTCCACCAGTTCTGCGGGTGTTTCCTGGCGGACCGTAAGGAATACAAGATCGAGTACATCTGCTTCGTGGTCGGCGAAGGCCAGAACGGGAAGAGTATAATCTGCAAGGCCGTGATCAACATGCTGGGCCACGATGTAGCGAGCTCATATTCTCCGGAGCAGTTGTTCAAGAGTTCCCAGATGGAGTACCATCTTGCTGATGTCAACGGAAAGGTCGTGAATTACTGCGACGAGGTGTCGAACAAGGACTTTTCCGGCGGTGATTTCAAGCAATTCGTATCCGGCGGCGCCTTTACGGGCCGTCATCCATACTCAAAGAGACCGACGAAGGTGGACAAGATTCCTCTGATGTTGTGTTGCGCGAACAAGATTCCGCCGACAACAGACGACACAGAGGGGTATTTCCGCCGTTTTTTGATTATATTGGCTCCGAATCACATTGATGACCGCGACAAGGACCCGATGCTCGAGATGAAGTTGAAGGCCCCGGAGGTGAAGTCGGCGATTTTCAGTTGGATGCTGGAAGGGTACAAGACTTTCATAGCGAACGAGGGGAAGATTGACATTGCTTCCGCCGTGAAGGAGGTTGTCGAGGAGATGAAGGAGAATTCGAACTCGTTGCGCCGATGGATCTCGACCATGGGCTATGTGGCCGCTGAGGATCCGGAGAGTTGGAGCGCTCCCGGGTGGAAGTCGCTCAAGGAATGGGTCCAGGAGTATATAAACTACTGCAAGGATTGGGGTGAAACGCCTCGCTCTCGCTCGGCGGTCACCGAGATGTTCAAGAAAATGGGCGTGTTGAGCAAGAGAAGGACCGACGGCGTGTGGTACTACATGGAGCAGCGGGCCGTGGAGGTGGAGAAAGAGGAGAAGGAAAAGATCCCGGTGAAGACCTCGCTGGAGGATCTGCCGGAGGATGATATGGAAAATTTGCCGTTCTGATATGGGAAAGGAAGACAAATACCGTGGGATGTATGATCCGGTGGCGACGATGCAGAATGTGCCGGCGCTGCTCGGGATGGAACTGGTCAAGCATGGCCAGGGACTGCAGGGCGGGTACTACTTGAATGGAGACCGCCATGCCTATAGAAGGGATAAGTTGAAGGTTTTCATCAGCCGTGGCTGCATCTGGGTAAGCGAGGAAGGGGGGCGCTGCGTCTCGCTTCCGCAATGGCTTATTGAGTTCGGAGGCGCAAGCGATTTCAAGGATGCGCTGAGGATTATCAACGGGAAGCCCCAGGCAATCGAGTGGAACCGAGAGTCCCGAGAGAAGGTTGCTCCGAAGGTGCAGTATGTGTCACCTGATGTGCTGGAAGGAGCGAAGCAGTATCCTTTAGAGATCTGCCCGTTGTTCCGGTGGATGGCGCGTCTTTTGGGGGAGGATAAGGTCCGGAAGGTTTGGAATGCATACAATGTCACCGCGACAAGCAAAGGAGGCGCATGCTTCTGGTATCTGAATCCGTCTGGGCAGATATGCCACGATAAAATCGTATTTTATGGAGAAGACGGCCACCGGATAAAGACCCTGCCAATGGGAAGGAAATATAGGATTGGCGACGGCTATACGGAAAACCCAATGTTTGGGAGCCATTTCAAGAACAAGCCGAAGGGAATACTGGAGTCCGAAAAGAGTGCGTTGATGGCCTCTTGCTACTACGGCGGCGTATGGCTTGCAACTGGTGGGAAGGGAAATTTGAGGGACCCTGGCGGAATTCCCCTTTACGCAGATAGGGATGCAGAGGAAATATGGTCCGCGAAGGGTGACTGCGTTGACTGGTACAGTGACTGGCCGGAATGTGGAGAACACAGCGATTTGGGTGATAAAATTGAATGGCTATGTGCATCTGGCCGGTGAAAGCCTCTGAGAGGCAATGCAGGTATTGTAATTATGTCGGGTGCGAGCGTCACCCAGACCGGTTAAGGGACAAGAGAGCGAACAGGTATGTGAAGTTGATGTCTGATATAGTTGGAGCGAACATATTGCTCAAGTCCAGGAAACAAATCCTTGTATGGGCTCGTAACATGGTCGCATATCAGCTTCGGCTTGACGGCTATTCTCTTCCAGCGATAGGGAGGCTGCTTGACTTGGACCATTCAACGGTGGTGCATTGCGAGCAACAGGTTAGAAGGATGCTCTTGGCACCGTCCATGTATGAGGACGAGGCGGAGGTTTGGGAAGAATTCCAGAAACAATTAAATCAATAGCGTTATGAAAAAGATTTGGACAAAGATTGTCAAATGGTGGTACTTCCACATTGCAAACCCCGTTGTGCGCAAAGGCGAGGCCGGCGGATTTCGTTGGACCTTTCGCAGATTCTGGCTTGACATTACAACAGTCAGCGGGAACTTTAAGGTTCGTTTCATTGCCGACGAAAACCCGTACGGATACCTCGCAGCCGGCAAAGATGACACGAACATCCAAGGATTCGCACTGACGATGTACGAGATCGGGAAGCTGCTTACTACGGACCAGGGTTTTGTGGACGATGTTCAGAAGGCAATCGTGAAGTACCGGAAGCGGCTCGAGAAGCAGGCCGCTGGTGAGGTAGTAGAGGATGAGACCCAGGAGAAGATTGCGCTGGAGACGGAGAAGGCGATCCAGGAGCATGTAGAGCTGCCGAAGAAGGAGCGCCGGAAGGTCGAGCGCGACATAAATGGACGTTTCGAGAAGGCCGTGAAGGAGGCGGAAAAGAATGAGCGCCCTATGTGAAAGGCTTAAGAGGCTTGGTCCGGTAGTCCGGTATTACCAGAAAAAGTATCCGAGCAATAGCACTTGTTATCGCTGCGGCCTTCCGTGGTCTGTATTGGAAATCCACAACATTGCTGTTATTAAATGTACAGAAGAACATTGTGGAAAAGGTTTTTTTACTTGCTGTGAGTATTGCTGGCAGAGGATGACAGACCTTGAAAAGATTGATTCCGTAATTGATCTATTTTACAAGTGGGAGCATAGCTATGGCTCTCCGTACACGGAGGAGGAAATGCTTGACGCATTGGAACGGGATTTGCAAGAGAAACATGCATGACCTACGAGCAGAAAATAGACCGCGCGATTAAGCTACTTCAGGCCATCCCACAGGATGGCCCTATTGAACTTTGTTATTCCGGCGGAAAGGACAGCGACGTTATTCTTGAACTCGCTAAAATGTCCGGGATCCCGTTTATACCGATTTACAAGCAGACCAGCATTGATCCTCCTGGTACTACAAAACACGCAAAGGATATGGGTGTTGAGATACGCCGGCCAAAGGAAACTTTTTTCAAGTTGGTTGAAAGGAAAGGATCCCCGTCGCGTTTCAAGAGATTCTGCTGTGAGAAACTGAAGGAATACAAGATTTACGATCGTGCCATAGTAGGCATCCGTCGCAGTGAAAGCACCAAGCGTGCTGAGCGGTACAAGGAACCGGAAGTATGCCGGGTGTACAGCGCGAAGGAGAAGGTGCGCCAATACCTTCCGATATTGGAGTGGACCGACGATGATGTAGAATGCTTCATTGCTGAGAGAGGAATCAAGTGCGCCCCGGTCTATTACGACGAGTATGGCCGGTTCCATGTCGAGCGCCGCCTCGGATGCCTCGGATGCCCGCTGAAGAGTGACAATGGACTTTCTGATTTCAAAAAATACCCGAAGTTCTTTAAGCAGTATGTAAAGTCTTATCAGAAGTTCCTGGACAACCATACTGGGAGCAACTGGTGGAAGCGTATAAACGGAAACGCTCTTAACGCCTGCTTCTACTATCTCTTCTGCAAGTCTTACGAGGAGTACCAGACACTGACAGGGGGTGGTACGCAACTATTTGATACAGAGAAGGTTGATGTTAGGGGGTTCATGGAGAACTACTTCGGCATAGATTTTGAAGACATCTACGAAAAAAAGTAATATGGAACAAGGGATTTTTTATAAGCGCGGCTCTCAGAGCGACTACATCGGCGTTGAGGTCCTTGGCGACTCCGGTGTTATCCCTCGTGCCGTTATCGAGAAGATAACCTTCCACGAAACGCTTAAGATTCAAGGAAAGAACGAGAAGGAGCGCTGGACCTGTAAGTTCCAGGGCATCGACAAAGAGATGTTGCTAAACGCGACTTGCCGGAAGCGGCTCGCAAAACGCTTCTGGGAAACGCCGGTTGCCGACGGTACGCCTTGCCACGGTCGTATTAACTTACTGTCGGGGCTTGGTCTGGCTGTCCGCCTGGACTCAGAGCCTTGCCGCGACCCTTCTGATGGCACTATGACGGTAGGCCTCCGCATATCTCTCTTGGACCCCGCACCCGCTGCCCAGAAGAAAGCAATCCAGGAGAATCAGGTCCAGACGATTGTGGACTGGGCGAAGAAGAACGGGAAGACCATCGAGGACATCGCGTCGCTCTACGATTTCGCTTCCGAGACCGTGAAGAACGCGATTGCTGATGCATTGGACGATTTGCCTGAATAGCATATGGATAAGGAACAGAAATGGCTCCAGAAGAGGCTGGGCATGATTACGGCCAGCGAGCTTGGCCAGATTACGAGCGCGAGCGGAAAGATCATTGACGGTAACCTTTCTTATATCCGGGCAAAGCGCTGGGAGAGGAAGCACGGATTTACTCACCCTGTATCTGCCCGTGCTATGGAGATCGGCAACGAGCAGGAACCGATGATTTTTCAGTGGGCCGTCGAGAACCTTGGGCTCGGCGAGTTGATCTATTCGAAGGATCTTCCGGAAATCCCTTTCTGGATCGCCACGAATTGCCCGGTAGGCGCAAGCCCGGATGCTTTCACTCCTGACAATAAGATTGTGCTCGAGTTTAAAACTCTGGTTGGAGCGACATCTATCGAGTTCTTCGGTGACGATTACACATCGTACGAGGAGAAGAAGCTTGCCGTATGGAAAGACCACGGAGACCAGATTCTTGGCCAGTTTATCTCTAATTCTGCCGTTGAGGAAATCTGGATTATCAAGTACATTTACCAGGACGATGACATCATCAAGGACACCGATTCTCCTCTTGCTCCTTGGCGTGGCCTTGTCTTCAAGTTTGCCAGGAAGGATTACGAGGCGTCTATCGACGAGATGAAGCACAGGATTCTCCTGTTTGACAAGATGATTGATGCTCACGTCAATCCGGCAGAGTTCAAGAAGGGCGAATGGTCTGTAGTTGACGGAAATCTTATTAAGTTATGAGTGTAAAGACGGCGAACGACATAATCAACATGAACGGATGCATTATCCGCGACGAGAACGGTGGTGCACTGGCTAGAATCGAGGAGAATGACGGTGTCCTCGTCGTGCATAAGTTCACTTCATGTTCTCTCGGTACATATTTCTACATTCTCGGCTATCTTCGTGATTTAGGATTCAAGTGTGAATGAAACAGGTCTTAAACAGGACAACTGCGCCCCAGGTCGTGCGTTTCTTTGATGTCTGCTTCAAGCGTGGCGTCATTGATGCGTACGAGCTTGGGGATGACCTGGAAGCGAAGGAATTCCTTGAATCTCGGCTGGAAGACTGGCGTTTCGGGGTTATCGGGAAGCCAGAGGACCTGGATTGGCAGATGTTCCGGTTCACGATGTATTTCTGGGCGAGGGAGAACCATCTCACGAAGTTCGCAGAGGACTATATTTTCAAAGTCAGGGCGAAGAATTACACCTGGTGTTTGCTGCCATATTGCCTTCGGTTTTACCTTATGGGTATCAAGGAGTGGCTGGACTACCCTAATCCGGTCAATCTCGAGATGTTCAAGCACTCAAGCAAGGTCCACTGGAATCCTTCTGTAACTCCTTACAAGATTACGACCGGGGACTTTATCTCTTACATGCATGAGTTTGCGTACGATTACCGTCGCCGGCCAGAAGAAGAGAAGGAAGTATCGGATGCGGCTATGGACAGCTTCTGCCTGGCCATATTTGACTTGACAAGGAAGTATGAGCGAAAGTCGGAAGAAAATCTTTAGGCCGGCACACGAGGAGCCTGGTAAGATGTGGCTGAACTACATTCTTTTGCCGTACGGGGAATATTACACGAAGACGAAAGTGTTCCTGGAGGCAAAAGAGGGAGACACGCTTCGGTTCTATAATGGTCGTGATGTGTCAATCAATAGCGTCATGCTTATTGCGTGCGACAAGACTTGCGACTTTCTGTGTAAAATGCGGTACGGAATAACCTGGGACAAGGCTTTTAAGAGGTGGCTCAGCTATGCCAGGCTGGAGGGGAACGGAAAAGATATTTTGAGTAAATCGAAATGTATTCTTGTCGTTTATGAAAATCCAGTGTAAATTCGCCGAATACATGCTTGCCCCGGCAAATGCGATTCGGGAGGCGGACTCTTACGAGACCATGGACTGGATCGTTTGTAGGCTTGAATATGTGGCTACATGGAACAACTCGGACGGAAGTTATGACGGAGAGTTAGAAGATGTCTGCCAGCATAGATTCGGTTGTCCGTTTTCGACTATCAGGTCCATCTGGATCAGCCGGCTCGGAAGAATTGATTGTTATTGGCATTTGGTTAAAATGATAAAATTATAGTTATGGAAAACAATTCATTATTCCCTTTAAAGTACCGCCTCCGTAAGACGGATGAGCCGGTAGAAGTTGTCGCCTGGGAAACCGCAGAGAAAGGTTCCCGCAGCGAGAATGACTGGGTGTCGTACATCGACTCACATGGAGAAGAGCATGTCAAGGAGCATCTGACGCTCGAATGGGATTTCGTCGCACCAGACCCGTTCGGCGGCGGAATTATGAGCAGCCTGAGCGATTATATCGCAAAGATGGACAATTGGGAGCCGAGACGGTATGAGCTAGCGAAAGAGTATGCGTTGAGAGACCTTGCAAACGACAAAGTAAATGCTGACAAGGCCGTCGCATTCGCCGATGATGTCATCGCTGCTATGAAGAAGTCTACGGAAGCGGAAGAATAACCGAAAAAGGGGCTATAGTAGGATTGCCGCCGCGTGAGCCCCTGATCCTTCGGGAGACAGCCCACGGCGTAATTGCCAAGGAGTGCACTAACGGCGGCGTTTTTGGCGAGTAGTTCAGATGGAAGAACAGCCGGTGCCCTGAAGGCTTTAGATCCGGTGAAAATCGCAGGTTCGAGTCCTGCCTCGCCAACAAATATGGCAATAGAGTTAAGAAAATACCAGGAACAGGCCGTTTCGGAGATCAGGACTGCGCTGGCCCGATATAGGCGGGTTGTCTGCATTATGCCGACAGGCTCCGGGAAATCGCTAGTGCTTGGATACACTGCGGCATTAGCGGCGCAGAAAGGCACAAGAACGCTGATTTTAGCGCACCGCGAGGAGATTATGAAGCAGAATGCCGATAAATGTATAAAGTGCGGCGTAGAGCCTCAAATCATATCGCCAAAGCACCGGAAAGTTCCGATCGGACTTGTAGCCGTCGGCATGGTGCAGACACTCCAGAGAAGGATTGAGAAATCGGAATGGCTTGAATATGTTAAATCCATACAGATGTTGATACTAGATGAAGCGCATATCTGTAATTATGGGTTTCTCTTTGACATCATATCCGACAAGTGCTATGTTGTCGGCTACACGGCTACGATGGCAAGATACGGAGGAATGAAGCAGGCGGGACTTGAGTACAATGCGATGGTTACTGGCCCCAGCGTGAAGGACCTCATCAATATGGGCTATCTTTGTCGGTGTAAGTTGTACTCGCTGGATGCCCCATCGATGGATGATGTCGAATGGGATTATGGCAGAGGCGATTATAATCTCGGGCAGATGGCAGCTAAATTCAAATCAAAAGCAAGGTATGTCGGAGCCGTCGAAAACTATCAGCGGATATGCCCTGGTGAGAAAGCGATAGTGTTTGCGTGCAGTTCAGAACAATGCATCGGCCTCACGCAAGAGTTTAATGACCACGGCATAAAAGCGAAATATCTATTGTCGAACAGTTTTGACGAAGACGAAGAACTTAGCGACGACAGAAAGCAGTTGCTTAAGGACTTCGACGAAGGGAAGTTCGATGTCCTTGTTAATCTCGGGATCGGTGTCGCAGGGCTGGATGTGCCGAGCATAAAAGTTGTAATGCTTATGTACTCCACGACGTCTGTTGTCAAGTATTTACAAAGTTTAGGTCGCTGCAGTCGTCCCGCACCAGGTAAGAACGGAGAGTTTATTTGCCTCGATTTTGGTAGGAATCACGAGCGATTAGGAAGATATGAGGACGACCGGACATACAGCCTTTGGCACAATACGGGCTCAGGCGGCGGTGTCCCGCCGACCAAGGAATGCCATCAGTGCCATAAGCTGGTGCCGGTATCATGGACCGACTGCAAATTTTGCGGATATCACTTTCCCACTGAGCGTGAAATATACCAAGCTGAGCTTCAGGAAATTGTCAACAAAGAGCAAGAGGAGGAAACTCTTGAGCAGATGGTTGCGAGGAAGAAACTCGCCGGCTGGAAGAACGACTGGATCCTCCGTGATGTTTGTCAGAAAAATCCATCTAACATGAAGGAGTCATTTATGAAAGCTATTGAAATTCTGAGGACTACGCACGGAGAAAAAATAACGCCGAAGTATTGGCACTTCTTCAATGAGCACAAACTCGGACGCGTGAAAGAAAAGGCGCATGACACCTCGCCGAAACTGTTTTAGAGTATGGACGCGGCTTACGGAATATCGCGCACCAGAGACAAGAAAGGTGTAATCATTAAGCAGACTACGCTACCATGGGTGAATTGTATTCATACGATGGTAGGGGGTGGGTATGAGACAATGCAGGTTTTAGTGTTAGAGGTTTATGATGAAGACGAT